TTTGGTTCGGTACCAAGATTATGGGTTGCATTTATTGGTGGTATGCTGTGGAGGTCAAAGCAAACAATAGACCCTATTAAATTTTATAGAACAGATGTAAATGGAGTTATAGTTGAATCATTTTTACCAAATTTTACATCCAATAATGAAAATATTTACCCAAAAACAAATCAATATTTATTGTACCAAGACCCATTTAAAGGTGCAGATAAGAAACAATATGGTATGCTATTTAGAGAAGAAATAGATAATGACTACAAACAAATAGATAGTACACTTTTAAATTTACCAGAACAAGCAAAAAATGAATTTATAAAGGTTTTTGACGAATTTGTTGATAGTGATTGGTTATCGATAAAATCAAAACTTGAAGTCTTAGATACTAATAATATTGGTAGTACTTGGACAACAAAATATGATAGTCTTATAACCAATTCAAACTTAACTACAGTAGATGGTTATTATAAAATGAGTACTTCTATTTTAAAAGATAATTATAAAAATTATGAGAATTATATTATGTTTAGCCCATATTATAAAACAGGTGATAATCCATATAAATATAATTATTGGTTAGAGCTACAAGATGATGCAACAATTAATGATGAACTAATTAATTTATACAAACAAGAATTAATAATTTCAAATACAACGTATAGAATTTGGGGTAATTCAAATAGTACACAAGCAAGAGATTTTATATTTATTAATAAAAAATCTTTAGACACTTATTTAAGCGCTTTTACAAAAAATTTTGAGGGACAACCACAATTATATGGCTCAACACAACAACAAGAAAAAAAACAAGCTATATTTGGAACCACAAATGATGCTCTTATTAAATTGCAATTATATAAAAATTGTAAAAATATTTATGATAAATGGATAGCTGGTGCCAAAAATGGTGATTCTATTTTCTTTCAATGCGGTGAACAAAGTGAAGGACCAAAACACATAATTGATTCTTTTAGATTTTTAACTAGGTCGTTTAGAGACATTGGAGATGAAATGGCTATTAACCCATTTCCATTAATGGATTATTTATCTGATAATATTTCATCAAGTTCATATGATATGATAACTAGTTTATTATCAGATAATAACTTTAATTTTATACCTCTACCTAATTTTATAAATTATAGAGATGAAAAAATGTTAGACAGTATGTTCACACCATATCCAGTATATGGTGATTTCTCTGCAAATACTAGTGGACCAACATTTGTTTGTACTTACGTTGGGGAAAAAGCTAGAAATTTAGATTTTGGTGATTCAAACTATATTACGGATGGTTTTGATATTAGAGAAAATGAATCAGGGGGGTTGCCAAAAGATTTTACAACAGATTTAGGCGATGATGATTTACCAGTAGCTGTATTTAAAGTTGTTTATGGTCAACAGAATCAAAATTTATTCAAAGATATAACTTTGGACCAGAGTGAATTTAGTGAATCATCAGAATCTTTACAGATTATGGAAGATATTTCACAAAAAGGTAGCCCTAAAAACAGAACATTAGGTGGTCAAAATTTGTATGATGTTTGGTCTGTTAGAAGCTATACAGCTCAAATAGAAATGATGGGTAATGCAATGATTCAACCAATGATGTATTTTCAATTAGATAATATACCATTGTTCCATGGAGCGTATATGATTACTCGTGTTAAACATAGCATAAAACCAAATCACATGTCTACGAACTTTACTGGTGTTAAAATTAGAAAACCTACAACTAGTATTGTAGATATTGGAGATTTTTATATGTCACTAATAGATTCAATTGAAACAAAGAAAACTAGTGGTACTGGTGGTGCTGTTGGTGGAGGTCTTTCACCTAGTGCATTATTATTTGACCCTAAATATGAAGTTATACCATCTGCTGATGTTGCTGGAAAATTTGTAAACCCATACGTTGGTACTGCAAAGTTAAAAAGTGTTGTCGGTTTAAGAAGTTTAGATGGTGGAAGTCCAAGAGAACATAAAGGTGTTGATTTTGCTTTAGAAGTTGGAAGAGATGTTGTATCTGTTTATACAGGGGTTATAGAAGTTGTCAAATATCAAGCAGATGGAGCTGGTTTATATGTTGTTGTAAACCATGGTCCTATTGGTGATAAAGTGTATAAAACTGTTTATATGCACTTATCAGATTTATCACCAATTATTTTTGGAAGAACAAGACAAAACTTTAATCAAGATGATATTAATAAAATATTAGATGGATATAATCCAAAAATAAAAGTTGATACAGGAGATGTAATTGGAAAAAGTGGTGGTAAAAAAGGTATTGCATACTTGGATGAAACTAATAAAAAATATGATACCGCAGGTAAAACATCAGGACCACATTTACATTGGGAACTTAGAATTGGTGAGGCCAACCAACAAGATGAAAGTTTTAATACCTTACCATATGTTAATGGTTTAAATTTTATCCCAGATGGAAAAAACTTTAAAATATCTAATCTAACTGAAGAAGCTGCAATGAAAACCACATTAGACACTAAAAAAGGGTTAAAAACTTATCAATTAGAGAATCAAATCAAAGTAAAAAACTTTTTTAAGAATAAAGGGTTAACTAAAACACAAGTTGCTGGTATTATGGGTAATATACAAAAAGAAAGTACATTTAACCCACAAGCTTTTAACAAAAAAGACTCTAACGGATATTCTTCATATGGTTTAATACAATGGAACCAAAGATATACGTCAAAAATTGAGGTGGGTGATACAGTTGAAGCTCAATTAGATTATTTAGTAAATAAATACAAAGACTATACTAAATGGTTAAATTTAGATGACAGCTATGGTACTAAACAATATGCTAGTGCAGCTGCCTTTGAATTTGCTAGAGTAGTTGAAAGATGTCAATTCTGTCTTAGATATGACGAATATAGTAAAAACGACCCAATTAATAGGAGTAAGTTTGCTAATGACTTTATGAATAGATTCGTAAATAATTCTGACCAATTATATTGGTAATTAAATAATTTTTAGTATCTTTGCAAGATGAAGATAGCCAATATACTGTCAACAACCAAAATTGAGGCACCAGAAGACTTTAATATTGTTAAATCATCTATCGATTTAATAGATGGTTTACCAACACTTATTGTTGGTTATGACTACGTTAATAAACATTATCATGATTTTGATATTACAAATATTAAATTGGAACCAAACTTATATTGGACTTTCAAAAAGACAGAGAAAAGAGATAAGTTTGAAGAAGATTTAAGATGGTTTATAAGAAAAGTTTATGAGGATTTAACAGATAAACTAATTTATTTATTTGTCGACCCAATACAGCATAAACCAAAAACATTAAGAAAAATAGTTAAAAAAATACTTTCATTAAACGATGTTATAACATATCAACATAATGAAATGTTTTATGTTTATAGTGATAATTTAATTTTTGGTATTGACCTAAAGCTTTTAAAATATCTTGGTTTTAATACCGATAAAATAAAAGAAAAAATTAAATCAATAAGCAATGTCTTTTTGATAGATGATGAAATACTTATAGGGTATAAAAAATGTATTGAAACACTGAATAACAGAGTTAGATATATACCTTATTTGTATTTTATTAGAAATGGAAAAAACAATACTTCTAGCATCATTCATATTCCCAGAGAGAGTTGATTGGTTTCTAAATTACCTTAAATCAAAATTTTCTATTCCAAAAGAAAAAGTGTTTGGTTATAAAAATTTAGATGATGAGTCTAAAGTTATTATAACTTTTAAATTAATTATTCAAGATGGAAAATATTTAAACTTAAAAGAACTATTTCCAAATGCTGTTACCATTCACAAAAAAGGGGGTGTTTTATACACGATAAATGCACTTAATAAATTGATTGAAACAAAAACAGGTGTTGATAGTGGTAATCTTGACCATAAAACCATTAAGATTAATTGGGAAGAATACCAAAATAAGATAATTCTAGTCAATGATAAAGAACTAGGTATTTTTAGCATAGAAAGGATTTTTTAAGGTTTTAAGATATTTATTAGTAAGATAACACTATTAAAAATTATTTTATGAAAAATATTAAAAATACTGATGTAAAAAACAAAGAATTGCAAAAGGCTTTAGACGCTATGTTAGAAAATGACCAAAATCCAGAAATGGATTGCACCTCTGGTGTTTGTATCATTAAAGGTGATAAAAGCATTGTTGAAAGAATCAACAAAAAAATAATAACAGAAGACGGAAGACAATTATTATTCTAATATGAAAAAAAAATTAAATTTAGAATTACTAAAAGAAGAACAAAAAAGGTTTAAAACTTTGATGGAATATGATTTCTATCAAGAAAGAAAAGACCCTATTACTGGATTTAATAAGGACATTATATTAGGTGATTTAGAAGAAGCTGAGGGTGATGAAGCAAATGCTGAAGAACCAGTAGCTGGGGCTGAAAGTATTGCATCAGATTTAGGTGTTGAGGCTCCAGGAGGAGAAGAAACAACTGCTGATATACCAGAACCAGATGAAACCCCTACAGAAGAACCAATGGAAGAACCAATGGAAGAACCAATGGAAGAACCATCAGGTAATGATGTTGAAGTAGATGTAACATCATTGGTTAAGGGTTCTGAAGAAGCAAAAAAGTCAGCAGACATGGCTAATAAAAATACTGAAATGTTATTACAAAAGCTAACAGATTTGGAATCTAGAATTTCGTCAATGGATGCGTTAACAAACAAGATTGAGGGTTTAGAACAAGAAATTGTTAAACGCAATCCTACCCCAGTTGAAAAATTAGAAATGAGGTCTTTAAGCTCAGCCCCATTTAATCAAAAATTAACTGATTACTGGGCTGATAAAGAAGGACAATATGATGTTATGAATAAACAGAAAAAAGAATATGTTTTAACCAAAGATGATGTTGATGCTGGTTATAGCGAGGCAAATATTAAAAAATCTTTTTCATCACAGGATAGTCAATACGAAGAAGAAGATATCCAAGACTACACCGAAGAAAATATGTAAATAAAGGCCCTAAACAGGGCCTTTTTTATTTTTTATAGGTTCGACTTGCAAGTTCCAAAAAAGAGTAGTATATTTGCAAATATAAGGTGAAATTACAAATAATTTAAATGTTAAAATTGCTTGACTTTTAGGTATTTTTTAGTATATTTGTAAGACACAAAACGAGTAAAATAATAATACATATAAAATTAAAAAAAAAACAAAATGAGTGAACAAAAAAGCGCACTAGCTGCAATGCTAGAACAGTACGAAAGCAATAGTAAGCCTAAGTACGAAAAAAAATCAGAAAAGGTTTACGACCTTAAAAACTACTTCAACACCTACATTAAAGAAGGTATTAAGTCAGCTACAAAACAAATTAGAATTTTGCCTACAGCAGATGGTTCAAGTCCATTCGTTGAAATGTATGGTCACAAAATTCAAGTAAACGGTGAATGGAAAACATTTGCTTGTTTAAAACATGAGAAAGGTGAAGCTTGTCCTTTCTGTGAAGCACGTGAGGCTTTATTAGCAACTGGACGTGAGTCTGATAAAGAATTGGCTAAAAAGTATAACGCTAAACTTATGTATATTGTCAAACTTATTGACAGAGATAATGAAAGTGATGGTGTTAAGTTCTGGAGATTTAACCATGACTATCGTAAAGAAGGTATATATGACAAAATTATTGGTGTGTTAAACGCTATTAAAAAAGACGTTACACACGCACAAACTGGTCGTGACCTACTGCTTACAATCAACAGAAACCAAAACAACGTTCCAGTTGTATCAGCTGTTGCCTCTTTGGACCCAACACCACTTTCTGAAGACGAGGTACAATCAACATCTTGGTTGGGTGATGTGAGAACATGGGAAGATGTTTATGCTGTTAAAACTTATGATTATTTGGAAATCATCGTTAAGGGTGGTGAACCAGTATGGGATAAGGATAAGAAAACTTATGTTGACAAAGCTTCATTAACAGAAAGCACTGAAGACACGAATGAGTTGCATAATGAATTAACAATGGGTGTTGAAACCGTAAAGGCTAACATTAAAACGGCAACTACAACTTCTGAACCAGTAGTAGCTACAGAATCAGAAGACGATTTACCCTTTTAACATTTA